AAAAAAGACTTTACTACTCTTCCATATTCAAAAATCCAGGCATTTTCTATTGAGACAGCCGGTGTGATTGATCTTGATAGTGAGTTGGAACTCTATTTCAGCAGTCTTGGAAAAGTTAAATTTGAGTTCACTGGATCCAGCAATATTGTTGAGATTGGAAGAACTATTTCACAGTATATTCTGTAATCTTATTCCCCTGCTCCATGCGGGCAGGGGGATTGAAAACTAAATAATAAATATATTTACCAAGGGAGCTGGGAAGGTATGCAGTCATCCGTTCTAATCCTGTTAGAGAGGGTGACGCTTATGTCTACATATGAAGAATTCATGGTGATTTTAACCGTGGCGATGCTCATTGTGGCAATTCTGAATTATAAGAAATAAGCAAGCTACCTTGTCTCTTGGCCGGAGTAGGTAGCTTGCTTGAATAGTAACTATTAACTTTGCACCGGAGCGGATAGGCTTCATCTATCTCCCGGCTTTCCTGTTAAGTATATTATAGCAAATATGCTTTAAATGTCAATTTACTATTGAAGCACATTCGAGCAGATACTGCATTTTTTCAGAAAGGAGGTATAGTTTGGATATTCAACAATACATATCTGATCGTTTAGATTCGCAGATATCTTGGTATAGTAAAAAGTCTCAGCATGCGAAAAAAATGTATAGAACTTTTCAAGTTGCAGATATCATTATTGCAGCTTCCATACCGTTGCTTTCTGCATATACAATCGAAAATGCCACTATTGCTATTATTGTAGGGATACTAGGTGCCATTATTACAATTACTGAGGCCGTTTCAAAATTGTATCGCTGGCACGAAGAATGGATTGAATATCGTTTCACATGTGAAGCTTTAAAACGTCACAAAATTTTATATTTAACCAACTCTGATCCATACGATAATACGCAAGAGATAAATGGTAAATTACTGGTAAGCAATGTAGAAGCTATTATTTCTTCTGAAAATAAACAATGGAAGGTAAATTCTTTTGAAACGCCCGAGAAAAAAGCTTCTAATTAACTGGTTCATATGTCTTTTCAAATACATCTGGCTTGCAAGGATATTGTTCTCCTCTAATGCCAGTTATAATCCAATCACCTGGAGCTGCCCGCAAAGGTCCTTCAAGTGTTGGAACAATTAACTCTTTGTCTGTCTGGTAAGCTTCAATAACAATTGGTTTTTTACGAAATTTCATTTTACACCTCATTTCAAGAAAGGAGCTATTATGCCAAATTTATATGATTACAGAATTTTCATTAGCCACGCATGGAGCTATGGGAATGACTATGCTCATCTAGTATCGTTACTGGACAACGCACCTTTATTCTCTTACTACAATTATTCTGCCCCAAGAGAAAAACCTTTATTCCCACCAGGAACACCTTATACTTCTTACGATATCGCCAGAAAGATAACTAATAAAATACAACCAGCACAATTAACCATTGTACTTTCTGGAATGTATGCTGCATATAGCGATTGGATAAAATACGAAATAGATGAATCTGTTCGAATGGGAATGCCTGTTATTGGTGTTGTTCCACGCGGACAGCAGCGGATTCCGTCCTATATCCAAGATAATGCAACTGAAATGGTTAACTGGAACACAGCTTCCATTGTTTCAGCTATTCGTCGCAATGTGCGATAGTTTATAAGTTATATTAATAATAACATTTCATATTTATAATTACAACTTATTTATTAAAAAACCGCCCCTGTTGGCGCAGAGACGGTTTCAAATCGGCAATACCGAAGATGGTATCAACCAACCTTTTGACCAAAATATTGTATCATCTTCGGAACAGCTTCGCAAGCGGAACACCCGTTCCCCGCTGGCTGTTATTTTTATACCCATTTTTACATATTTTTACTTAGGAGGATGATGTCATGCAGGAAACAAATATCTCTATCAATGAAATTATCATGTATCTGCGCAAATCCCGATCAGATGATCCGTATATGACTGTGGAAGAAGTCCTGGCTCGGCATGAGCGGCAGCTCCAGGAATATGCTCTCTCCTCTTTTGGATCCATCATTCCGGAAGAACGAATTTTCCGGGAAGTTGTTTCCGGTGAAACCATTGCGGACCGTCCGGTTATGCAAAGCGTCATGAAATACCTTGAAAGCGGTCAGATCAAAGGTGTGCTGGTCATTGAGCCACAACGTCTCTCCCGTGGCGATCTGGAGGACTGCGGACGCATTATCAATGCATTTCGGTATACAAATACTCTGGTCCTTACTCCACCGAAAACTTATGACCTCTCTGACGAGTACGACCGGAAGTTTTTTGAAATGGAACTGACCAGGGGAAATGATTATCTGGAATATACCAAGAAGATTCTGAACCGCGGGCGGCTGGCATCCGTCAAGCAGGGAAACTACATTGGGAGCATCGCTCCTTACGGATATCGCAAGATTAAAACCGGCAGTGGAAAAGACACCGCACACACGCTCGAAATCGTTCCTGAGCAGGCTGACGCCGTCAGAATGATGGCGCAACTCTACCTTGCAGGAAATGGATTCACACGGATAGCTGTGCATCTGGATTCTCTTGGAATCAAGCCATTGAAATCTGATCACTGGTCTCCTGCTGCCATCAGTGATATTTTATCCAATCCGGTTTATATTGGGATGATACGCTGGAATCATTTTAAAACAATCAAAACAATGCAAAATGGCCAGATTGTAAAATCCCGTCCTACCAACCACGATACAGATTACATCCTGGTGCCAGGCAAGCATCCTGCCATTCTCGATCAGGGAACCTTTGACGCTATTGCACAGCGCCGTGGGAAATCTCCAAAGATAAAACGTGGTCATGAACTGCGAAACCCGTTCGCCGGGCTGGTCTTTTGTGGAACTGCCGGATGCGGGCGCTCCATGACATTCAAACAGTTTACAAACTACCGGAGCAAAGTTCCCCGCCGGTCAGAAAGCATGATCTGTCCAAATCAACGTATCTGCCATACAAAATCGGTACAATATAGTGCTTTTGTAGGACGTGTAAAAGAAATATTATCAAAGACGGTGGATGATTTTGAAATTAAATTACAGAATGATGAAGGGAATATTGTCCGGATCCATGAGAATATCATCCGGAATCTGGAACAGGATCTGGTGAAATTAAAGGATAAGGATCTGCGTCAGAAAGATGCTTATGAAGATGGGATTTATACCAAAGAAGAATACGCTTCCAGAAATGCCAAGCTGCAGGAACAGATCTGTGAAGTGCAGCTTTCCATCCAGCGGGCAAAAGATACCATGCCACCGGAAGTTGATTACCAGGAACGGGTTTCCCGATTTTCTGACTGCCTGTCTAAATTTGAAGATACGGATATTTCAGCATCGGAAATGAACATACTCCTCAAATCCTGCATTGAAAAAATCATATATCACAATTCCAGTGAATCCAAGCCTGGTATCGGACGATTCGTTGCCAATCCCTTTGAACTGGATATCTACCTGCGCCTGTGATCTTTGGGCGCAGGCATTATTTTCACTGTATTAAGGCTTTTTCTGCCTGTAATCTCCTACTTTTATGCAAAAATAATCACTTCCATCATGTATGAGCGAATGAATTTGCTCAAAGAAGATGGAAGTGACTATTACATATAATAAGAAGGTTTGAAAAACTTGTATATGACTATATTACACGATTACTCTGCCTTTTTCAACTCTGGCAGTAATATTTCCGGAATAATCAAAATCAACTTTTCCATTGCGGACGTACCATACGCCCTGATCATTTTTTGCCAGTCCGGTATAATTGAAGTTTACTGCGCCTCCCTGCAGGTAGAACCATCCATTTTCATTTTGTGCCAAACCGGTATAATCAAAGTTTACTTTTCCGTTTTCGATTCTCCACCAGCCGTTTTCATTCTGGGCGATTCCTGTGTAGTTAAAATCAACAGCGCCATTGGTTACTTTCCACCAGCCGTTCTCATTCTGAGCTACGGTATTTGCCCCGAAATTAACCACACCGTTCCGGACATACCACCAGCCGTTCACATTTTGCGCAAGCCCGGTGAAGTCAGTCGCGACCTGATTGTCTTTGTAATAATACCAGTTGCCGTCTGATGCCGCCTGATCGGCAAGACCGTCCGGGATGTCTGGCTGTGTCAGTCTGCCATGGAACTCCTGCTCCCACAGTGTTTCATCCACCCAGTAGGCTGGGCATGGCTTTCCGTTGACATCGTAGTGCCGGATTACACGATCAACCGGAATGTTGTATTTGCTCATCAGCCCTTTTACAAGATTCAGAGCGTTATTGATCGTCGCTTCTGTTGCTTTTACGGTTCCGTTTTTTATCGTGTCGCACAGCTCCACGTTCAGCGTGTTTGCATTTTTGGCGATTCCATATAGCCGGCCACCACCATTATTGTACTTGTTTCCGCCAACAGACCAAGCAACACGATCGTCTGGGACCGAATGCACTACGGTCGTGTCGTCCACGAAATAGTGCGCTGATGCCTTTCTATTAGCTACCTGAAAATATTTACCGTTATTTTCTGCTGTGTCTCCATCATTACTGGTAAAATGTATAGCGATATACCTGATACTGTGCAATGCTCTATGCGCTCCATAGTTGGTTATAGAAGCCCATATTTCTTTCATGGTGTATGCCATTACTCATTACCTTCTTTCTTTTCGATATACTGTTTGAACAGCTGATGCAGTCCTGTGGATGCCAGACCGCTGAATAATCCGCTCAGGATCACAGCAGGAGAAACATTCCATCCGCTGATCCAGATAGAAAGGATCACTCCCAGCAGCGCACAGACTGTCGGGATATATTTATTATCAACATCCTTCACCCATTTCTTGATCACATACCCAACACACAGGCAAATCCCTACGATTACCGGAATCATGAAATCTGCTAAAAATCCTAAATCTGTCATTTTACTGTCCTTTCTTTTTAAAATGCAATTCTTCAATTTCCTGTTTCATTTTTGTCACCATTCCATTTCCACCTAATTTATGATATGCATCATACATCTCATTGAAATTCTCGTAAGCATAAGATGGGATTTCTCCAAGCCT